CGATAAGGAGCAACGCTGATGAAGAACTGGAACACCCTCGAGGCCGACGTCGACCTCATCATGAACAAGCACTACACCGCCGGACGAGGCGGTCGGCGTATCGACAAGGTCATCATCCACCACAACGCCGGAAACCTCACGATCCGAGGCTGCTACGACGTGTGGCAAAACCGCCAGGCCTCTGCCCACTACCAGGTGCAGTCCGACGGGAAGATCGGCCAGCTCGTGTGGGACCGCGACACCGCCTGGCACGCCGGGAACTGGAACGCCAACACCACCAGCATCGGCATCGAACACGCCGACGTGAGTTCCAGCCCGTGGCGGGTGTCCGACGCTTGCCTCGACAACGGAACCCACCTCGTCGCCGCGATCTGCCGCTACTACAAGCTCGGCCGCCCGGCCTGGGGCAAGAACGTGTTCGGACACAAGAACTTCTCTGCAACCGAATGCCCGGCCTCGCTGGCAGGCTCCCAGCATGCCGCCTACATGGCCCGTGCACAGTACTGGTACGACCACATGACCGGCAGCAAGCCAGCGCCCGCGAAGCCGAAGCCCGCCCCCACGCCCGCTGTCAACATTGATGCACTGTCTGATGCGGTCATCCGTGGCGATTACGGAAACGGTGAGGAGCGCAAGCGTCGCCTCGGAGCCAACTATGCCGCTGTCCAGCGCCGGGTCAACGAGAAACTCGCCGGACGTACACCTGCTAAGCCGTCCGGGCCGAATATTGACGCGCTTGCTGACGCGGTCATTCGCGGCGACTACGGCAACGGCGAGGAACGCAAACGTCGCCTCGGCAACCTCTACAGCCAGGTGCAGAAGCGGGTGAATCAGAAGCTCGGCTACTAACCACTCCGCGCCATCTCCGTCTGAGAGTACGAATCCGGCCCCGTCACTGCCCGTCCTGGGTGGTGGCGGGGCTTTTCGTCGTCTCTGCGGCTTGTACCCGTCCGGATTCGGCCGGTGTCGGGGCGTACGGGTGAGCAGGTATTCGCGGCCCGTCCGGTTTCACGGCCGCTGGTGCCTGACAGATGAGACCGCCCGCTTCCGGGGTGGTGCAGATGGAAAGGAGCCAACCGGTGACGGCAGTGACATCAACCCAGCAGGAGCAGATAACAGTGATGCGTCGAGCCGGGGTGACCTACGCGGCGATCGCCGCCCAGCTGGAACTCAACGCCAACACTGTCAAAACGTGGTGCCGCCGCGCCCGTATCACCCCCGATCCGACCATCCCGCCGGTCGATAACCCGCTCGGGGTGTGGTGCTTGCACTGCGGCGCACCCATCACCGGTACCCGGCCAGCGAAGTTCTGCAGTCAGCAGTGCCGCCGCACCTGGTGGCATGCCCGCCCCGAGAAGATCAACCGCCGCGCGTTCTACCAGTTCACCTGCCCACACTGCGGTGCCGTGTTCAGCGCATACGGCAACAAGCACCGCGTGTATTGCAGCCACGCCTGCTACATCCGCCACCGCTTCGGCACCAAAGGCGGACGCCCATGACACCGGCCCAACTGCACGCCGAGACGACCACCGCACTCGCGCTCGCCCGACTCAACCACCTCACACAATCCGGCATCCTCACGCAGGCCCAGTCGGCTCGTGCCGCCTCCCGGATCGCCGCCGCCACGGGTGCGGAAATCGGGGCGTTGAAAGCACAGATCTTGGTTGACTTCACGGCCGATCAGAGTGATGTATAGACGTGCAAACGGTACAAAACCCCTAGTCAGACAAGGAAAAGCAGCCGATGACGACGATGGAGCGGGTGACCCCGCCGCCCCAAAGTGCGCGGGCCAAGAAGGTCGCGGCGTATGCCCGCATCTCGATGGAAAACGACCGCACCCCGAAATCATTGTCGGCACAGATCTCGCGCTACTCTGACCTGATCCAATCGACCCCCGGCTGGGAGTATGCGGGCGTCTACGCCGACTCGGGTATCTCGGGCACCACCACCAACCGTCCCCAGTTCCAAGCCATGCTCGCTCAAGCCCGCGCCGGTGGCATCGACCTGATCTTGACCAAGTCGATCTCCCGGTTCGCCCGCAACACCGTCGACCTGCTGGAAACAATCCGCGAATTGAAAACCCTCGGCGTCGAGGTTCGCTTCGAAAAAGAGAACATCTCCACGTTCTCCGCTGATGGGGAGCTGGTGCTCACCCTGCTCGCCTCCTTCGCGCAGGCCGAGTCGGAGCAGATCAGCCAGAACGTGAAATGGCGGGTGAGGAAAGGCTTCGAGCAAGGCAAAGCCAACGGCTTCCACCTCTACGGCTACACAGACTCCCCGGATGCGACCGACGTCGAGATCGTTGAAGCCGAAGCGGAGGTGGTGCGGTGGATCTTCGCCCACTACATGCTGCCCACCTCGTGCGAGGCCATGGCCGCACAACTTATCACCGATGGGCGCGTCCCGCACCTTGCCGACAACCAGCTGCCGGGCGAGTGGGTGCGTCACATCCTGAAAAACCCCTCCTACACCGGCGACTTGTTGCTCGGTCAGTGGGCGACCCCGGACGGGAAACCGGGCCGGGCGTTGCGCAACACCGGCGAGCATCCTATGTACCTGGTCGAAGGGGCGATCCCCGCGATCATCGACCGTGACACCTTCACCGCCGTCCAGGCCGAGATCGCCCGCCGCCGCGACCTGGGGGCACGAGCCAACTGGTCAATCGAGACCGTGGCGATGACCTCGAAAATCAAGTGCGCCACCTGCGGCTGCTCCTTCGTCCGTAATCGTCGCAACCCCAAGACCCAAAACCAGATCACCACCGAACACTGGATCTGCACCGAACGCAAGAAAGGCCGCACCACCAGTTGCCGCACCATTGAAATCTCCGACACCGCCCTCAAAACCTTCATCGCCGACGTCCTGGGCATCGACGAGTTCGACGACGACGTGTTCACCGCCCGTATCGACCACATCGACGTGACAGGCAAAGACCACTACACATTCCACTACACCGACGACACCACCAGCAGCCACACGTGGCGGCCGAACCTGAAGAAGTCCTCCTGGACCCCGGCGAAGAAAGCAGCCTGGGCAGAACTCGTCAAAGCCCGCTGGGACAACGCTCGCAAACTCGGCATCGACGGCCGCAGCGCACCAGCACCCCCGGAAGCCCTCGCCAAGTACCGGGCGGTGGCGAAAGCCGAAGCCGAACGGCTCCGCGCTAAGCGAGGTGAACGCTGATGGCTCGCACCGTCACCGCGATCCCAGCCACCCGCCGCCTGCACACAGGCACACCCCTGGGGCAGGCCACGATCCGTAAAGTCGCAGGCTACGCCCGAGTCTCCACCGACCACGATGACCAAGTCACCTCGTATCAGGCGCAGGTCGACTACTACACCCGCTACATCACCGACCATGCCGGATGGCAGCTCGCAGGCATCTACACCGACGAAGGCATCACCGGCACCTCCACCAAACACCGCGCCGGATTCCAAACGATGGTCGCCGACGCCCTGGCCGGCAAGATCGACCTGATCATCACCAAGTCCGTGTCCAGGTTCGCCCGCAACACCGTCGACTCGCTCACCACCGTGCGCCAGTTGAAGGATGCCGGGGTGGAGGTGTTCTTCGAAAAAGAGAACATCTGGACGTTCGACTCAAAAGGCGAGTTGCTGATTACGATCATGAGCTCGCTCGCGCAGGAGGAAGCCCGTTCCATCTCCGAAAACGTCACCTGGGGGCACCGGAAACGGTTCGCCGACGGGAAAGTCACCATCCCGTACGGACGGTTCCTCGGCTACGACAAAGGCCCCGACGGCAACCTCGTCATCAACCAAGCCCAAGCCGTCACCGTCCGCTACATCTACTCCCTCTACCTCGACGGTCAGTCCCTGACCGGCATCGCCCGTACCCTCCAGAAAGAGGGCTACCAGACCGCGACAGGAAATAAACACTGGTCGGCGTCCCAGGTGCGCAACATCCTCACCAACGAGAAATACAAGGGCGACGCGCTACTCCAGAAGTCCTACATCACCGACTTCCTCACCAAGAAGCAGGTCAAGAACGAAGGCGAAGTGCCCCAGTACTACGTCACCGGCAACCACGAGCCGATCATCACCCCAGCCGTGTGGGACTTCGTCCAAGCAGAACTCGTCGCTCCCGCCACGGGCAGGCGTTCCTCCTCCCGGCAGCGGACATTCTCCGGGAAAATCAGGTGCGGGCAGTGCGGGGCCTGGTACGGGTCGAAAACTTGGCATGCCGGCTCCAAATATGAGAAACGCATCTGGCGGTGCAACCACAAATACTCAGGTGGAACCCCGTGCGCGACCCCGCACGTCAGCGACGAACAGATCACCGCCGCGTTCCTCGACGCCGTCCACCACCTCCTCGCCAACCGGGACCAGGTCGACGAGCTGCTCGACAAGGCCGTGCGTGCCGAACTCGACACCACCGACATACACATCGAAGCCGACCAGATCTTCGCCTGCGTGGGTGC